TTGGTCAAGCAAACGCTTCATACGAGCAACAATCATTGCAGGAGAAACGGTTGCAGTTGGAAGCGAAGTAGCTCCCGGCATACGTGCAGTCACAGGAATTGAGTGAGTGCCAGCAGAGGCAGTAGTAACATTCCCAAAGTCACCTTTGTGAAGCTGCATAGAAGATAGTAGCTCATTTGACCCTGCAGTTGAAACAGCTTTAGAGCCATTGACTGTAGTGTTAAGAGTATCACCTTTGCTATGCAAAGTAGTCTGCTTGTAACCTGACATATAAGCAAGAACTTCTTGATCATGATTGTCAGCTAAACGATATGCAGCACGATTAGTAGCAAGATCCATGAAGTTCACATGCGAATGCGCCTCTTCAATATCATCCATCTTAAAAGCAAAATAGTTAGCTTTATCAATGACTAACGTGAAGTCTTCGTCCTGTAAATCTTGAGCTGTGACATTTGCGCCACGGCTGTATTCCGAGACAGAAATTTCTGGTTCTTTGATAATTCGTACCGTATCACCAGCAGCAGTAATTTCTCCGAAATAATCAGAGTTTGTTATATCTCCAACAATAGTACTTTTGCGGAAAGCAAGTTGTACTTTTTTGGAATAGATTACGGGACTAAAATTACCATTTGGTAAATTGCCGTAACCTGTTGCGGTTGTAAAAGCCATAGTAAATCCTCCTATTGATATTGTTTGGCTTAGTTTAAGCTAAACATTTTACTCAAGAGGCTGAACTTTTCTAGGGTGCAAGTTAATATCAGTCGGCCAACCGATATAAATTTGGGCCTGTACTTACTCAGGTAGTTCTTATTAGTTTGTTTAGACTTCTTGGAAAAGGGATAGTAAGAGAGGTAGTCTGTTAAGAGGCTCTTTAATACTATCCCTTAGTTATATTGACTATTTAACTTTTGTCAATAGCTATTATCGGGCTGTACCCGAAATATCGTAAATAAATTTACCAGATCGCATAGACTCAGTAATTTTATCTTGATTCTTTTCAAAAACTTTGTCAGACATTTTAGCAACATCAGACTCTTTAATTGAATTATCCGACTCATTAGTATCAATAGAAGTCTTGCCTCTCTTATTAACAACAGATGCTGCTTCTTTTGATTTAACTTTCTTAGCTGAAGTAGTCATGCCTTTATCAGATTTATATAAATCAATAACACGAACTACTGAAGCTGGGTCTTCAGAGTTTTCATATAGAGCATCTTGAACCCACTTAGGTTGTTCATCTGCCCAATCATGAAACACATCAGCATTCCTTAACTCATCAAAGTCAGAATGACTTTCTTTAATTACTGCTTCTGACTCCATCCTTTTATTTTCATAATGTGCTTCATCAATTTTTTTCAATCGTTTGTCAGCTTTATTAAACATTTCTTCTGCTTTTTTAGTAGCAATACTTTCTACTATACTAGCAACATCAGGATACTTAGCAGCCCACTGAGCAATGTCTTCATCAGATTTAGGTACACTAATAGAAGAGTCATTCATACGTCCCTCTAATAATTCAAGACGTTCTTTCCACTCAGTTTCTTTTTCACTCATATGACGTCTAAGATCACCATACCTTTTTTTAAAAGATTTTTCTTCTCTTGATAACGTCTTTTCTTCATCTTCTGTATCGGGCGTTTCTTCTTCGATAACTTCTTCACTACCTTGTAGTTCTTCAAGTTCTTTCTGATCCTCTTCAATACGTTTACGATTACGATTGTTATGGTTAGCGTTTACAAACCCTGCATTTTTTGGTGTCTCCACCTCTTGTAGTTCAGGCATATCCATCTCCTTTATGTTGGGGTCAGCCGTAGCTGAGTAGCCTTATAGTTATTGTCGGATAGATTATGTTTAATCTATTTCTTTTTCTTTTTCATTAAGCCGCCTTTATTCATAGGACCAGAAAAATCTGAACCATCCTCATTGGTTCCTACTCCACTACCAGCTTTTACAGTAGCACCTGAAAGATCACGTATTACTTTTTTACTAGTACCTGCTTTAACTTTACTTTGAGCAGCTTTTTTAGAAGCAGTAGTTCCCGTAGAAACTTGATTGGATCTAGCAAGTTCATCTGCTCTTCTTTTTCTTTTGTCTGCTCCTGATTCATTATCTCTAGCTATATTTGCTTTTTGAAGATTTGCAGCTATAGTTTCTTTGTCTGTTACATCAGTAGATTTAGGTGTAACAGTTTCAACAACAGGTTCAACAACTCCACCACTTGCTGTTATGTAAGCATTATATTCTGCTTCAGTAAGATTACTAGGATCACCATCTAAATCAAATGATCTCATAACACTTTTCTCTTGGAAGTTACCTTGAGAAATACTAGACCATGTTTCATTAAGTCCTTCAGATTTAATATAACCTTGTAAGTTTGCTTCTATTTCTGCTAATCTTTTATCATCTATTTTACCTGCAGCTAGTGCAAGCCTAGAAGCAGCCCTTACTTCTGCTATATTAGTGTATTTTTGTACATGTCTACCAAACTTTGCTATAGGCATATTGCTAAGTATACCAGCTACAAAACCTTGTGGCTGCTCTTCTGGATTAAGTTTATTTTCTATCCAAGTGTCATCACTTAAATCACCTATTGCCTCTTCTTCATACCAAGGCTTTGGTGGTTCAGGTGGTGGCCTATTATTATCATCATCATTATTATTACTTTGTACTGTAACTGGAATTGGTACACAAGCTATTCCGTTCCACATAAATCCTTCAGCACAACCGCCTTCTGGTTCTTGTGGACCTATTGGTGCTGATTGATAGTCAGAACCAGAAGATCCCAGTGTCCCAGCACCCGGAGTTAAATATGAACCGGGTAATGATGGTGCAGCTAATACATCTGCAACACTATAAGAATCATGAACCGAACCACCGTGATAGAAATTCTGTGTCATTTGATTATCTACATTAGAACTTTTTTTAGCTTTGTTAGAAATCATATCCTGTACTTCAGTGTAATTTTCTGTTGGGATAAAACCACCACTAGCAGCATTTGTAATTGGTTCAGTAGTTTGTGATGGTAAATTACTTTTTCTTAGCTGCTCTGAATTTTGACTTGCAAGATTAGTAGGTATATTTATACCACGTTCAGTAAGCATCCTCAGTAGTTTAGGGTTTTGTTGTGCAGCACTAGCAATCTTTGATATTACTGCATCAATTTTTTTAGGGTCATTGTACTGACTATTGCTTGGTATCTGTTGACCAATAGCACCACCTGCATTCATTTGCATAGGTATGCCTGATGCCCTCATACGTTCATTAACCATAGAGTTTGATTGGGCAGTCTTAACTAGTTTCTCAAGTAGTCCACCTTGGTTTAGTCCACCAGATTCAACACCTTCTTCCGAAAGCATTTGCTCTATTTGATCAACATCAGCATCAGTAATTTCATTAGAAGAAGGATTAGGAATTTTTTCTCCCCCTATCCTACCATTATCTTCCATACCTTGCAAGCCTTTTTTTGCTTCTAATCGTAAGTCTTCAAATAATTTTACACCAAAGAAACGAACAACATCGGCAGGAACTACGTACTCACCTTCAGATAGTTGTGCTGGAATGTCATCACGAACCTCATTAGCAAGAGAGCCGGGTGGTATTTCATTTCCTGAAACTGGATCACGTAACATACCATCGTCACCAATACCACCTTCTTGTAATATATTTTGCATTTGTTGTTCCATTGGTTGTACTACGCCTCCTTCGGCTAATCTTAATTGTGTTCCTTCTGCGATTTTAAAATCCTCAAAATCAATTATTGTGTAATTACCTTCACTTTCAAATTCTAACCTATCTATTTTACCTATTCTAAAATTAATTTTACCTTTAGTTTCTGATTGTAAATCTTTTAAAACTTTTGTTACTGCACCTACATATGTAGCTTCTGCAGGTTTTTGTTTAAGACTATGAGCTTTCATAATATCTTTTAATGGTGGTATAACTATAGTAGTATTATCTTCACTCAAAGAATTTTTTATTGTTGCTAATATACTAAGCCTTACTGTTTCACTAAGTTTTACTGGTGAAAGATTTAACTCAGGTGCTTCTGGACCCCCTTTATTAGAAATTGTGTTACTTATACCCCCAGAAAGATTTTCTTTTTTTGCAACACTTTTAGTATAAACTAAATCTCCTATAAAATTAGTTAATACTTTATTTATAAATACATCACCATCAGAATCAGATCTAAATGTATCTGTTCCTCTTACTAAAGAGTTTATTGTTATACCAAATTTTTCATACTTATTACTTAAATATTGTACAACTTTATTTCTAGCATCTACCAAACGTCCAGTTTGATAATAGTGTTGGTCTAAAATTCTTTTAGATTCATTTACATCAAAAGATATTTTGTCTAATGCTTCCTCTTGTTTAGCTAAAGCAAAAGGATCTGTTTCACTTTCAATATCAGCAAATCTATTAAATCTATCGCTTGTACTTAGGTATGCCTCACCCTCGTCAAAATTTTTCTGTATTAAAGCAGATAATTTCCTAGCTAATATATCTTCATTTTCTACTGAACCAAGTCCCGGTCCCTCAGTCTGGTCAAATAATTCTTTTTCTTTTAAAAAATCTTTTGTTTGTTTAGTTGTTGCTTCTGAGGCAACAGTAGATGGTCTATTTCTACCTGATTGTACTGCATCAGTTTGTAACTCTTCTAGTACAAATATACTTTTAGCAGGAAATGAGCCACCTTCGTCAGGCACATCACCATCTAGAAGATAGTAACCTCCCCTAGAGTGAGCTATTATATTTTCAGAACCTTCTATGTCAGGATAATGCGCCCTTGATTTACGGTATGTATTACCCATAGTATTATTATTTCTTAAAATTGTTTCTTCATAGTCAAAATCGCTTGCAATTTTTCTTTCTTTTTTATTTTCTCTATCTCCAGCCCACCGTAAAATTACAATTGATCTTCTTGTTGCTATAGGAATAGAATCAGGTAAATCTCGAATCCCTGCTTCTATTATATCTTCATTTAGTCCTATTGAAGTTAAATAATCTGTATCTGTGAGTTGTGCATCCCTAGCAGCAATTTGATTTAGTGCAATTCTTCTTCTTTGTTCCATAGGAAGATTTCGATTAGTAGGATCATTTGCTAAGTTATCAGGTAGAGGAGTTAAATTTTCTTTAGTTTCTTTTGTTATAAAGATTGGTACTCTTTGAGTATTTTGATACGGTGCGCCTTCATTAGGCCCACTTGGATTAAGTTTTTGTATTGTAATTTGAGGTAAATTTTGTTTAGCTAAAAATTTTATTTCTGATTTTGTATATTTACGATTTGGATCTATACCAAGAGTAGGAATTTCTCCTTCCATTAATTGTGTAGGATTTTCACTGTCAGTTATTCTTTTCCCAGAAAAAAGTAATTGTGACCAATTAAGTTCTGTCTTATTAATATTAGAAGCTTTCTTAGTGAGAAACTTTATAATATTACTTCCAAGCATACCATCTTTACCTATTGGTAAATTATCTAAGTTTGCAAGAATAGGGCTATAAAAATCTCCTGATGAAGAAACACTGTCTACATCTTCATCTAACGATCTAACTAAAGGAGCTATCTTTGATTTAGCTTTAGTAGGATTTATACCCGGATCATCAGAATCTATTCTAGGATCTAACTCTGGCCCTTGATTATCTCCAATAGCTGCAGTCTTTACTACGTCAGCACCAACCCCCTGTAAGTTAGGATTTTTACTTTCCATTAAAAATTCTCTATCACCTTGAAGTAAAGATTTTAAATTAGCAGTTGTTTTTACAAATGTTGGTTCATTTAAAAGCCCTGTCTCTGGTAGGGCTTTACGTATAATTTTTGAGGATTGTTTAACAACACTAGCAGCAGGTATTACAACAGAAGCACTTAAATAATCATTAAGTTGAGCTTGCCTAGCTGCAGTCATTTGTTCTGCAGTAGCTCTTTTTTCTGTAGTACCTTCTGGTAAATAATCAGATAAACTTTTAGTGCCTACATTTTTAATAGATTGAACAACATTTGCAGTAGCATCATAAACATATTTTTTAGGATCTTTTTTAAAAGTTAAAAAATCTTCCTTTATACCAGTTGCAATAGCTTTACCAACTCCTACAGGATCATCAACAACAGCTTCTCCAAACTGTTCTATTCCTTCTTGGACTATAGTTGTTCTACTTTTACCTTTAATAGGTTTGAAATTTTTAACATAGCTTGGTCTATTATCTTCACCATCACCAATAATAAAAGGATCTTCATCACCTATACCACGGTTTCTTTTTTGTAGGAAAGAGTTTGAAATTCTATTCTCCGACATTAACGTATTCCCTAAGTTGTTTTAATTTACGTAAGGCAGTAGCCTGTCCTTGAAGACGATATAAAGCATGAGAATCATTTCCCTGCTCCATAGCTCTGTGTGTGTCGGCAAGTCTTTTATCTAATTCTTCTGTAAAAGAATCCCATAAAGGTTTATCATTCACTAAAGATTTTAAACTCACTGTAGTTGTCCTTGTCCAGTATTACCTGAGAAGCCCTGTTCTCCCGGTGTAGGCACTGAACCAGTACCTATAGTACCTCCCCCACTTCCTTGAGTATCTCCTGCCTGTGCGCCAGCAGGGCCAGCCTCAGGAGAGATGGGTTGTCCGTCTGGTCCTACTTGAGGTTGACCTTCTGGTACTGGGGGTGGATTTTCTTTCTGAAACTTTTTAAGTATCTCAGCTTGTATGGATGCATCTGCCATAGAGTTAACTAGTTTATCTGGATCAAGATCCATAGACTTACAAATTTCACGGATAATATAATCCATTCTTGCAAAAGGGGCAAGTACAGGATTCTGTACAACTTGTAAAAATTGCATAAGTCTTTGACTACGAACTTCATTTGCCATAAGGCTTTCTGTACCACGGGCCTTTACCTCCAAGTCTCCTTTGATTTCTTCATCAAAGTCAAACTGCATGTTAAAACTATAAAAAGCTTTTGCCATAGGGCCAAGCAAGTAATCATCAACGTTCTTAACAACATTACGAATACTACCGTTGGCTGCTGACATAAGCATAGAGATACCAGAAGCAGTACGTCCTACACCAGATACACCTGTTTGACCATGTGCAAAAGATGGAAAGCCTGTTGACTCATCCGACAATACACGTGCCTTATCAAACATCTGCATGTTCTCATTAGATACGTTAGGGAACTTAGTTCCGAAAATAGCTTGTCCGGGTGCGCCACCTTGACGCCTAAATACTTTACCCGGATAGACTGATAAGTCTTGTCCCGGTACTAAGTTTGTTTCATCTACTTCAATTAACATATTACCAGATAATGCTGCATTGTCAACTGCCATCCTCATGAAACCATTCATAAGAGTTTGTGTGTCATCCATGTTTTCAGCAAGACCAACACCAAATATATTATAAGGATTAATTTCATAAGGAACTGCATAGTAAGGTATTAACGATGGGGTAAAGGGATTCATTACAAGACGAAGTACTTGATCATTACAAACCCAAATATTTACACTTACTTGATCAAAGTTTTTTAGTTCTTTAGGAATATCAACATCATGTCCTCGTAAGATGTCTGTATCTACATTACCCCAAAATTCTAAAACTTCATAACGTTGAGAGTTTGATTCATTAGAATCATCTTCCATTGCTTGTTCCCACCACTCTTTGATGTAGGACTCTCCCATAGAGATAGCAAGGTCAATAGAATTTGATCTGAAGAAAGGTCTATTCTTTAAAGCTCTGATCTGTGAACGTGACATCTTATGGCGTTCAATAATATATTCAGCCTCATCCATATTCATTGCATCTGGATCAGGATAAAAATTCCAAATAGATACAGAAGAAGTTTGAGGAATAGTTTTTATGGTAGGTGTGTATTCACCATTATCACCCCAGTTAGGGTATTCTTTATCTATTGCGAATGGCCCTTTCATTACTCCTGTACCAAATAATGCACATTCAAAAGCAGCAACACGCAGTTGTTTATTTGCATTAGACTCATCTAATTGATCATGGATTTTCTTTTCCATTTTCTTTGCTGCTATCATTGCAGGATGTATTGATACTGAAGAGGGAGTTTGTGCTGGGCCTTCTTTAAGAATATCTATAACAGGTTCTAGTTTATCTTTAAGTGCGCCAAGACGTTGTTGTAACTGAGGGAGTGTTTCTCCGGGAAGAAGTTTATTATCTCCTTCTTTTTCACCAGCATTAGCTTTTTGAAGTTGGTCATCAGTTTCAAAATGAACTGAGCTTGCTACACCTTCTGGTAAGGTAGTAGGTTCAATAGTAATAGGAAATTTATTATTACCAAATAGTACTTCTACTATCTGCCCGTAAGCAGCAAGTACTTTTGTTTTAGTTACTTTTACAAAGATTCTTGATTTCTCTGTAGAAGTAAACTGAACATCAGGTCCGTACAGACCACGATAGTTTCTATAAGCTTGAATCCATCTACGTTCTTCTGTATCCCTAGAGGTAGAGGCTTTAGAAAATTTATCTTTAACTAAACCTACAATAGTTCCAGCAAGGGGATCACTATAAGAATTTTCTTCAGTATCATCTAAAGCTTTAGATTCTGCTGAGTCCATAGTTTCTTCAAATTCTTCTTCCATATTATTTCCTTAATATCCAAAAGTAGGATCACTTACTTGAAATCCTGAACTAGTTGCGGGATTGAAATCAAACAAACTGCTTCTTGGTCTTGTCATAATTCCATAACGTAATGCATCGTATAAGTGATCTTCTGCGTGTGTGTTTACATCTTCAGGGTTATTTTTATCTAAAGGTAGTGCAGGTAATTGAGATATTAAATTTTTACAATTATTAAATATAACAAGTCTAGGCTCTTCAGTAAAATCATCTACCTGTAAACGTCTGTGTAATTCATTCTTACCTGATACTCTTGAACCCTTTGATCTATCAGATGGCCTCCATCGGCAACCTTTCATAATCATTTGTTCTGCTAAACTAGGTCCAGTGTCACCACGGTTATGCCACAAAGAAGAGTCAAGTACTCCGTATCTTATTTTCTCTTCTTGTTCTGCTTCTAGTATCATGTCAGCTAAATCAGTAGCAATAACTTTGCTTACATAAAGTTCTCTGTATACAACTATTTGTTCTGATGGACTTACTGCCATCCATAGAACACCAGTGTGTGATCCGTAACCATAGTCACAAGCTCTAAACCTCACCCAACTATTAGGTATATCAAAAGGATCTATTACATGTATCTTACGATTAAACTCTGGGAATGCTGCCCCTTCGTTAATATCCCAATCACCTTCTAGGAGTTGCCTTCTCTGGTGTTCAGGTAACGACAAAAGATTGGCTTCATACATACCATCATCTGCTAGGTACGGATTATCAAATAAAGTTGCAGGAATAAACCTGCGTTTAAATAGAGGCTCGCCTTGCCTTGAATGTCCTTTAGGCCAAGTTACTACTTCGCCTGAGTCAATGTCTGTGGCCCAAAAAGATTTGTTCGGGGTATTAGGGTCAATAAAAGTTTTCTTAACCCATTGGTGACCCGGACCTCCGGGGTTACTTGTTGCTCTCATGTACAAAGGTAAGCCACTGTCTTTAGTAGTACGTAATCTTGAGCGCATATAATTCCACGGGTAAGGACTAGGCCATTGAGTTAGCTCGTCAAAACCAATCCAGTTAAAGGCTTGCCCTTGGTATCTCATAACATCATCATCTCTATCAAGGTATGACATCCAGAGTGTTGCACCTGATGGTGCTACCCAAGTCTTATCCCGTTCCATAAATTTTATTCCGGGTACAGCCTTTGGGTATAACTGTTTAGAAACTGAGATAAGTTCTCTTAGTTCTTCTGTACTACGTCTTACTAACAACATACTTGCGTTAGGATTAGTAAAGTATCTAACTGGATCAGCAACTAAGCTGTAACTCTTTCCACCTCCAGCACTGCCACCGTACAATACTTCTTGTTGTGTAGAAGCTAGAAAATCTGTTTGTGGCCCCGGATTAGGCTCAAAGATTATATCTTCGTTAGGCAACTCTCTGGTGTAAGTTATCTGTGTTGGACTTGAGGTCTCTTCCACCAAGTCTTTCTTCTTCGAGCTTCTTCGCTTTTTCGAGGGCCGCTTTGTATTTTTCAGCGAGGTGGCGTTGGATTGAAGCTTCTCTCTTACGTTTTCGCTCAATTTTAACTCTTTTCATTAATCCTACGTGGGATATATATCTGCCTGATTGCTCACTTAACCAAGCTGAAACATCTCTGTAACTATATTGTTTAAGATACTTCTTAGCTTCTTCTAGCAGTTCTAACTCATTTGATATTGGGCGTAGTATATCTACATCATTAGCATCTTGACTGTAACCAAAAGGTACTTGTCTTCCAACTCTAACTACTGATCTCCATTCAAACTCTTCATCTTCTCTTGGTGCAGGTAGCTGCCAAACTTTTCCTAGTCTACTCATCTTTAGGGGGCAAAATAAATAAAGGATTAGATGTTGATACTTCTACTTTATCAGTAGCTTTAAATCCACCACGATCTAAAATATCTTTTGCTGCTACCATTTTTTCTTTGTTCCCTAAATCAGTAGGGCTTTCCATAACTTGTTTCATGGAATAAGCTGCTTTAGTTGCAGTGGTAGAAATAAATCTCTTTGTTCTTTCTGCAATCTCTTCTTGCAAAGCATTTACAATAGAAGAAGTAGAAACAGTTTCTGCATACCCAGCTAGTTTACGTGCTTGAGAAGGATCACCTTTTGCTTCTTCAAAAAGAACATCAAGAAACTTCTGTTGTTTTTCTGTTAAGTTTCTCATTCGCACTCACATTTTTTACAAGAACAATCACGATTAATTATAGCACACCAAATTCTTTTAAAATATTTTATCATTTTATTTTCCTATGCGGCTTTGTAGCTTTAGCAGCTTTTTTAGGTTGCTTAGAAAATTGTTTACCTTTAGCTGTGTCTGCTTTCTTTTTTGCTGTAGATGCGTTGTAAGTCTTTGCATCCATATTTTTAATAGCAGAACTCGGAAGATAACGTTCTCCAGTTGCTCCTGAACCTTGCGTTGAAGGTTTCCCACTTTTAGTTCTCCACTTTTGTTTAGTCCAAGCTTTAAGACTTTTTTGAGACTTTTTTATTGCCATCAGCTTTAGCCTTTGCTTTTTTAGTTAGGTCTTTATAATGAGATAACTTTACACTTGTTTTACTGTGAGACTTACCTGTATGTAAAGAACCGTCAGGCATCTTGTGAGTACTGCCTTTATGTTCTGTACCATCTTTTTTATAATGCTTTACGCCCTTCATGACTTGTATCCTCCCCCTGCTTTTTTATAACGTGAAGCAAGTAGCTGTGCTTTACGGGCCGACCACTGCCCTGCTGATCCACCTTTTGTTCCTGCTTTAACGGCAGAAAACATACGCTTACGCATAGAAGGCTTAGTATAATTACCAGCCGCATTAACGGTAGACTTTTTCTTGGTTGTAGAACCTGTCTTTGATTTCACCACGTGTCAATCCTATGTCTTTAAGCATAGCGTCTGACATGTTACTTAGCTGCCAGTATTCTACTCTACGCATTTGGTTATGCTGTATCTTATTAAGTAAACGTTTAAACATGGTATAACTCCTTCTATATTACCAAGGACAGTTATACCATGCTTTAGGTTAACATACTACAGACAGTTATGCAACCCCGTTATGCACTGCTATTTCTTTTTTATTTTCTTATAAGTTTTTGGTCCAGCTAAACCTAAAGGATCAACACCTCCGGGTTTTCTTTTTCGTGATATAGTTCTATTTGCTTTACCTCTATTAGATGAAGCATCAGAAGGAAGTACTGAGACAGTAATTTTTCCTGTAGATTTAATACCTCTGAATTTAAATTTTAAATCTTCTGCATTTACAGCAGCCATAACTTTACCATCTTTATTTGTATAGTAAAGTGAACCTGCTTTCTTAGCAGCAGAAATAGATTTATACTTACTAGCTTTTGCTTTTTCTTTAGCTAAGCTAGAGCCTTTATCTTTTATTTTTCTATTTAAATATTCTCTTAAAGATTCTTTTGTTTCTTTTGCCATTTATCTATGCCTTTGTATTTAAAATTTACCACTTAACTTTGTGCGACCAATACCTAGCCGATAGTTTACTTGGCTTGGAATCTTGAGCATCATGCCTTGCATAATAACTTTTCTTACGTGCTTTATCTTTTGGAGTCTTAGGAGATGAACCTGCACCAGAAACACCCTGTTGCCCAAAACGAATAAATTTGTAAGTCTCTCCTTCTTTTGCCATTACAGCATGAGACTTAGTTTTATGACTAGGAGTTTTCTTAGGTTTATTAACACCCTTGAGTCCCTCTTCTTTCATTTTATTCTTTACTCGTTCTGGGATAGACATGGTTAATTCCTACGAATTATTTCTTTTTAGCTGCAGGTTTTTTCTTAGCCATACCGCCATACATATAACCACTAGACTTGGACATTCCACCGCCCATCATCTTAGCTGCAGGTTTCTTTTTAGCCATACCACCAGCCATCATCTTAGCAGCAGGTTTCTTTTTAGCCATACCACCAGCCATCATCTTAGCTGCAGGTTTCTTTTTAGCTACCCCACCTTTATTCATTTTGCCAACACCGTCAGCAGCATAGGATGGAACTTTCTTACCGTTCTTCATAGTCATGGGCATTTTAGCCATAGTATATTCCTTTTTGTTTAAGTTAAAATTATAACCCCGTCATGTATTTATTACACAACGGGGATACTTTGTCTTACGATAAAATTACACGTACTAATGTACTGGTACTACTACCCCGTCTATAGTTTAAGATAGTAGCATTGCCTATAGCTTTAGGAACTACAAGAGTATGTACACCAGCAGGAAGCATAATGTCATTATCTGTAACGTCAGCCTCCGCTGCTGCAAACCCAATGTCTAAAGCATGACTTGTCTCAATAAGAACCATCTTAGCATTAGTGCAATTTACGTGTGTAGTATTAGTGTTACCTAGAGTAACTGCAGTTTCTACAGCCCACCCTAAGTTTTCTCCTACTAATGCAGCTTGATCAACCATTATGCTACCTGTACGTATTCAATAACGAAGGTAAACGAGCCAGCCGTTGTAGCATTCTCTGTGTTAGTAATGTTACAGAAGATGTTACGTGCAGCCGCTGCATACTGAACAGAAACTGGTGCAGTTGTGGCATCTTGCGTCTGAAGAATTAGCGCA